TGGAGATACACTTCATCAAGCCGTGACAAGACAGTTGCTGGCAGTGTCTATAAATCAACACCAATTAAAAGATCAAATTTAAAAACACCAAAAGGAATATCAAAAGATAAATTTGAAATACAAATATCAAACAAAGAATCTTTCATAAAAGATTTTATAAAAGATGCACCAAGAAAATCACACAAAATAATATACCAGTCATATCATGAAAATGATCCAAATCTTGAAGTTGTTACTTTGTGGCAAGGTGAAATCTCAGAAATAAAAAGCAGCATGCTGACATCCACAATATCATGCTCTGCTGTTAGTGGGCAAATTAAGAAAAGAGCTGCAGCAAGACATTTTCAAACAAGCTGCCCATATGTTCTTTATGACATTTCAACTTGCAAAGCTGACTCAACATCAAAAAGAAAAGTTGGCACAGTTACGGCAATAAGCGGCAAGGATTTGACTATTGCTGAAATTTCTGAGGCAAATGGATATTTTTCTGGTGGGTATGTTGATTTCTCATTTGGCTCTGACACACAAACAAGATTTATAGTTTCACAAACAGGAAGTGTTTTGACTCTTGATGTTGCTTTTAATGACATTGAAGTAAGCAGCTCTATAATTGCTTTTCCTGGTTGTGATCACAAACTATCAACTTGCAATTCAAAATTTAACAATGCAATAAATTATGGTGGGCAAGCTCACTATGCAAATAAAAACCCTATGGGTGGGATTAGTGTTTTCTGATGTTTATTTTCTTTTTATTAGTTCTCGTAGTTACTGTACTTCTTCTTCCAAGCGCACCACAACAAAGTGAATCTACGCTTGATGATGTCGGCGCCCCAACGGCAAGCGCAGGAAGACCAATACCGCATGTTTTTGGCACAGTCAAGTTGAAAAGCCCTAACATAATTTGGTATGGCAACATGCGAAAGGAGAAAGTTTATGCTGGCTAAAATAACAGCAAATGATGCTTTTGAATTTGGATATTGCGCAAAAGGACAAAGAGATTTTTTTAAAAAAAACAATCTTGATTATAAGGATTTTGTTAGAAATGGAATATCATCTGAAGAATTACTTTCATTGAATGATGAGCTTGTTAAAAAATTAGTGGAGTATGTAAATGGGCGGTAGCAGCAAGGGCAAGCAATACATAGGTGATAAATTCTTTTTGGGAATGCATCAAATTATATGTCAAGCACCAATTGATAAAATAACAAAAATGACAATGGGGGAGAAAACAGTTTGGTCTGGTGACGTTTCATCAAATTCAGAAATATCAATAAACCAGCCTGAATTATTTGGTGGTGAAAGAAAAGAAGGTGGTGTTGTTGGCAATATTGATCTTGAATTTGGAGGGGACTCTCAGCCTGTAAATTCATATCTTGATGGCCAAATATCAGGGCCATTGTCTGCATTCCGTGGTCTTGTTGGTGCTGTTTTTAAACAGACGTATTTGGCATCAATGTCACCTTACATAAAATCATCATTTTGGACAATAAAAAGCATAAAAGGGAAAGAGTGGTATCCATCAAAAGCAGAGATAAATGGCGGTAACAATCCTGCTCATATTGTGTATTTTTGCATAACAGAAATTCTTGGCATAAGTCAAAGTGAGATTGACTTGACATCGCTTCAATCTGCTGCTGATGTTTTTTATGATGAGAATCTTGGTCTGTCAATGATACTAAGTGGAGGTGATGTTGAGAAATTTTTTGAGGACATAGAGAGACACACGCATTCAATAATACTAAGAGACTCTACCACAGGGCTTTTCACAATGAAGCCATTGCGTGGAGATTATGATGTTTCTGGATTGCAGGAGTTTAATAATTCAAATATAACAAAAATAACATCACATTCCAAACCATCATACGGAACTCTTGTTAATGAGATAGTGATAAAATACAAGCCGCAAGGCGGTGACTCCCTTGAGACAATAACATTACAAAATCTTGGCTCAATACAAGCACAGGGTGTGAAAATAGAACAAGAAGTGACATATGAGGGCATTGATAGCCACGCAGGTGCTATGTCTGCTGGCAACATTGATCTATCTATGATGTCAACCCCATTGGCCTCTGTTAAATTTAAAGCCAACAGGCAAGCAGCATCATTGAAAAAAGGTGATGTGATATCATTGACATGGGAAAGCTCAGGACTTGTAATACCAGAAACAGTCATGCGAATAACAGAAGTTGATTATGGTAATTTAAAAAACAGAGAAGTTTCTGTTAGCTGCATAGAAGATGTTTTTGCTGTTGTGCCAACTGAATATCTTCAGGAGCAAGAAAGTCTTTTTGAAGACCCAATACAACCAACAACAGAAGCAATAAACAAACGTCTTCTTGAGCTTAACTATTGGGATGTAAAATATAATTACACAGAGTCTGCAACATCTGTTTATGATGATGACAGTGCGTTTTTGTCTGGTCTTATGGGTGAGGAGTCAAAATACATATCAGAATGGGAACTTTGGGCAGAGATAGGAAATGGTGGCATGATACTACGAGCGACTGATCAGGTATGCCCAATTGCAGAGCTGGAATTTTCAATATCAAAAACAGACACAGTAATTGATATTGTGAATGAAAGCCCAAATGTTTACATATATCCACTCGAAAGCCTTGCTTATATTGGTGATGAAATAGTCATAGTCTATTCCTTTAGTGGCAATCAAATCACAATAGGCAGAGGGTGTCTTGACACAACACCACAAGAACATGCTGCTGGAGAGAGAATATGGTTTTATGAACAGAATACTGCAGATGCAAAAGATGAATTTTCTGAAGGAGTTTCATTTGATGCCAAGCATCTAATGAAAAACGGAATAGAAACATATCCGTTGGCTTCTGCTTTGGAATCGTCAATAACACTAACAGGAAGATTTGGGAGACCATGGAGTGCTGGTAATTTCAGGATAAATGGACAATCACACCCAACATCAATAACAGGAAACCTATTGGTTTCATGGAGCCACAGAGACAGAAATCAACAAATCATAAAACCAGTTGTTGACACTTCATTTGGTGACTTTGGCCCAGAAGCTGGTGTGACATACACTCTAACAATATACGCCGCAGATGGAACAACAGTTTTGAGAACGATAACTGGAATAACAGGAAATAGCTATGAGTGGACAGATGAGCTTGTTGGAGAACAAGGAGCATCAAACAGAGTTACATTACAAACATTCAGGGGGGCAGATGAGTCGCATCAATTTCATGAAGCGACTGTTTTGAGAAATTACTAATCTTCTTTTGATATTCTATCATCAGATGTTGAAATTCCAGTGGGGATGATTTTTATCACCCCACCATCTTTCAAAAATTCATCGATATCATCTTTTATCTCTTTTCTTTTTCTTTCTTTTTCAATTTTGCTTGATATTGTTTCTTTTGCAAAATATATATTATTCCTCATTTGGGTCTCTCCACATTACAGCAATTGGATGGAATGGAACTCCATCTTTTGTTAAGTTTGCGTATTTGATCTGAACCATTCTTCCAACAAGATCATTCTTTTTCTCAAGATTCATTCTTTTCTCTGCATGATTGCCATGAGATAGAACTGTGAATTTCTTGCCATTCTTTTCAAGAGTGAATATTGCATGGCCATCCTTTGAACCTGCAACAGATAGGATTGGAAGTTCTTCATCAACCCACCCTTTAACTTTTATCAGCCCCTTAGACCTCTTCCCTACCTCGTAACAAAACCCGCTAGGGCGTAGGATAAGCCCCTCATAGCCCTTGTCTACTGCTGCCCTAAATAACGGTTTGGTGTCAAAGTATCCGTATACAAAATCAGTATCTATTACCTCTATGCTATTGGATAAAGCTTCAATACTTTTTATGATTGGAAATCTATCTGCATAATCACAATCAAGGATTACATCATAGCAGATGAATTTTATTAATTTTGTATTTTCTTGCTTTCTCTTGACCCAGCTTGATATTGTTTGAAGTGATGAGCCATGGTGGTATAGCTCGCCATCAATGGTCTCGCCATCACGCAGCCCAACAATACCATCAAGTATATGGTCTATTGAATCAATTATCTTACCATTTCTGGAGTATGCTTTTATCTCACCGCAGTCATTTGTTATAAGACAGCGGTGGCCATCAAGCTTTGGCTGCACATATGTCAAGTCATACCTCAAATGCTTTGCATTTTCAAATTTTGATGCGAGCATTGGTTTCAAAAGCCCAAGCTCATTTTGGCCATGCGTCCCCAATGCTTCTGCCTCAGTTTCTTTGTATCCTGCAGCTATTTTTCTACTTGCACGAGAGTCAATTCTCAACTTTATTTGCTCTTCTGGTGTTCTGCCTGCAAGACCAAATGAAACATCCTCACTTGAATAAATGGGATCCATTCCAATGATTCCATATTCAATCTCTATAGAGGTGCCATCGCTGTGGATTTCCCAATACCGCATTTGACCACGGTGGTCTAGTTTGTATAACTTTTTATGATTTTTCATTTGAATCAATCTCAAGGTTTTTTAAATCAAATATAGCACTTATTTTCATTATTCTCCAGCCCTTAGACACCTTCCCCTTTATTATAACCCAACTTTCATCTTCAATCAATGTCTCAGAATACATCTGTCCATTCATTCTATCAAAATCAAATCTTTCTATTTTGCACATTATTTGATCAGTATCATCCTCCACAATCAAACGAAGAAATAAATTATCAGAATCAAGAACTTTACCACCTCTTTTAACAAGTTCATTGTATTCATTAAGATCACGCAAATCTTTTTTCACAACCTTTCCAACTATTGTAAACTCACCATCCTCTTCTGTTTCTATTTCTGAAATAAAAGTTGGTGGTGTGCCAAGACCATATTTATGTGGTGCTTTGAATAGATCGCCATAAAAATGTTTTGTTGGGTATAAAATATCATATGGCGTTACTGGATTCAACAGCTTTTCCATTATTGAAGGCGTGAATCTTATGTTGTTCTCTCTTTTATAAATTATTTCCTGTGCTTTCTTCTCTGCTATTCCCTTTATGTTTGTGAGGCCACCAACCATCTTGCCATCTTGAACTGTCCACTTCACATCAGACTCATCAGGGTCAACAGCAACATACTCAAGGCCATCAACAACAGTAGCATCCCGAAGTATTTTTATTGCTGAAGATGGGTCTCTTGTGTGGTTCAAAGCAGCCACAGTAAACTCCAGTGGGAAATGCGCTTTCATATAAGCACACCAATATGAAATATAACCATAGCTGACAGAGTGAGACTTGTTCATCCCCCATGAGCCAAATGTTACCATAGAGTCCCAAAGTTCTTGAGCCTCTGTCTCTGACAGTCCAGATTTTATAGCACCAGGAATGAACCTTTCTTTGTATTTATCAAAGTGTTCTTTACCAAGAGTTTTCGAAGCAGACCTTCTTATCTCACCGACATCAATCCAGCTCATTTGTCCTATTATTCTGGCGCACATCATTAATTGTTCTTGGTAAACAATAGTGCCTTGTGTCTCACCAGTTATTCTCAAGAAATCTTCATTTCTGCAAATATAATCAATTTCTTCATCCCCATTTCTTCTTTTGATGAACTTTGCTGCACTGCCAGAATGCAGAGGGCCAGGTCTTGCCAGCGCAGTCAACGCAACAACATCATCAAAATTATCAACATGCATTTGCTTGCAAAGCATTTGCATGGCTTGTCCTTCAAATTGAAATATTCCATTCAATCTCATGTCTTTGAATATTTTGAATGTTTTTTCATCATCTAATGGAATATTGTAATAAAAATCAATTTTATTGTTGGACAGCAGAGCGGCATCTTCAAGAATTGATAGAGTTCTAAGGCCAAGAGCATCAATCTTCAAAAGATTTTTTGCTTCAGCTTCTTTCTTGTCCATCATTATGACAGAGTCTCTTGTATTAACACCGCAATAATTTGTAAGCTCGTTGTTGCATACAATTATTCCAGCAGCGTGTTTGCTTGCGTGAGTTGCATGCCACTCTGCCTGTTTTACAAGATTGATTTTTGGATACTCTTCAGCCATTTTCTTACCAGCGTCAGTTTGGTCAAGTGTATCAGCAACGGCAACTGAAGACCTTGCATCACCGCCAGACCTGTCAACAATAGAATCTTTTAC